ATGTGCATAGAAACTATACATTTTATTATTCATATAGAATCCAAAACCCTCTTTAAATTCAAGACCTGGATGACTACCTGTTACAGAAGCATATACTGCTGCTAAAGCGTCATCTATATTAGTAGCGTCAGTTGCAGTACCTACACCATTCATTGTAACTTGTGTAAAATCTGCAGTTGCAGAAGCGTTAAGACCTAATTGGTCGAATACACCGTCATCAGAAACAAAACCTGCTCCAAATATTCCTGAAGAATCACCTACCCAAATACCATTTTCTATCTGAGCAGCAGCTTGACCTGCAACAACTTCTAATAAGAAATCAGAAAAGCTATTAGGTAAATCTCCGTTTTGTGTCATATTTTTTCCAACCCAAGTAGGGAAAAGTGTTTTTCTACAAACTTCTCTATTTACTTTTAAATCAGTAACAGTTAATACTCTCTCTCCTAATGTAGTAGTACCTGCGTCAGAAAAGCCACAAGCAGCTCCAACAATAGGGTCAGTAGTTACTAAACTACTAATAACTGCTTTACTTGTTAAACCGTCCATTGTTCTTACATAACCCTTAGCTACTGTGTCATTTGACTTAACTGCAGCAGTTACATAAGGCAATGCTTGTTCACCTGCATAAGTAGTTGCAGGATTAACAGTAACATCAAAATTGTACTGTTTATTTAATTCATTTAATTTCGCCATTTTTTAAAATTTTATTTATTTATTATTAATGTAATATGCTGCTCTTTCAGTTGCAGACATTGTAGCTAAATCAACTTTTTCTACTGATTTAGTATTATTTTCAGGATTGTGAGTAAAACCCTCTGCTCCTGGCTCTTTTTCTAGTTCAACAATTTTAGCTTTTAAGTGTTCTACTTCTTCAACTAAACTGTTTACCATATCTTTAGACATTTCAACTTTTTCATCTTCCTTTACTTCTTCTTCTACTACTTCTTCTGTTTCAACAGACAAACTTTCTTTATCTGCTTTTAAATCTGCAATAGCGTCCTCAAGATTTTTAATTCTTTTTTCCATACCTTTCCAATCTGCAACATCTGCTTCTGAATCGTGTCCTGGCTCGTGTTCCATTTCTTCTTTTTCTTCTTCTGCTTCAACACCCTCTGCCTCTTTTTCTTCACCTAAGTCCAAAATTTTAGAATCTTCATCTACTGTCATTTTAGCACCGTCAGACATTGTGTAAGTTCCTGATGATAATTTAGAAGTTTCACCGTCATCACCAACAACATAAACTTCAGAGCCAATCATAAATTGCTCATCTTCTGTTGCTAGTACTCTACCGTCATCTAAAATCATTTCTGCATACATTTTTGTTTCTTTGCTTTCTTCTTTACTAGAAGATAAAAGCGTTTTGATTTTTTCTAGTGTACTCATTGTTACTTTTTTTTTATAAATATTAAACTTAAATTATTGTTCACAGGACTAGCGTTTTACTGTCCTATTTTTTATAGCAGAACATACTTTAGCAGCAGTTTCTTTATTTCCATATTCCTTTACCATATCCCTAATACATTGTTCCCACGGATATTTAGCCATAGCTTGTCTATTTACATAAGCAGCGTATTCTGCATATTTATATTTTTTCTTATATTTCTTTTTCTTTTTTCCAAACTCATCTTCAACATATTCTTTTCTAGTGCTATCTTCGTGTGTTTCACAAGCCATATATCTAGCTACACCATTTACTCTATGAATATGAAAACCTGTACACCCTTTAAACATTTCTGCATATATCTTAGCTTCTTCTTTAGTAGCAAATAAAGGCTCACCGTCTAAAGTTCCTACAACTGCTAATTCATTCTCTAATATTAAATCTCTAATCTTTCCTAATGTAACTTCATCAGGACAATCAGTACAATCTTCTGCTAGGTCTATAATATCTTTAGGTCTTGACGCTTCAATTAATTTATCTGTAAAATATCCCTCTATACTAAATCCTCTTACCTTACCCTCTTTTACACTATCCCAAATTTCATTATTGTTTACTTTCATTTTTACAAACCAAGTTCCTAGTGGTAGTTTATTAAATCCAAAAGAATTAGATTTATCATTTTTTTTATCTTCTTTAATCCACGATTCTACAACCGTTATACCCTCTACTGGTACTTTATGCTCATAAGTAGCATTATTGTTTCTTAAACTTGACATAAATAGCTCCTGAGCTTGTTTTATAGTATCTTCTGTAAAATATACAATATACTTTTCATCTTTTTCTTGGTCATATCTAGGAATCTCTTTATTAGGAATTAATACTGCACCTACTAAAGTTTTTTGTTCTTCGTCTAATTTAGCTAAAGTTAAGAATTGGTCTTTATTAAAGAATACCCAGTTTTCTTCTATTGCAGGAAATTCAACTAAGCTAATAGCTTCTACACCAAATCTTTCTGATTCTTCATCTATAATTAATTCTACTTTTTTTAGTTTTTCTTTGCTCATACTAATAAATATAATTTGTTTATAATTGTTTATAAGGTTGCTTGTATTTCTAAATCATTCTGTAATGCTTGTTTACTTGTAACATTACTTTCTACTACAAATGCTTGTACTGGTGGTAAATCCAAATCTACATTGTTATCTGTAGGCAATCTAGGAACATCACCACCACCTACACCTATACCTGCTTGTAAACTCTGTAAATTAGCACCACTATCTGAGCCACCAGGAACACTAGATAATATACCTTTAGCTTGAGCCATACCACCAAATACAATAGCTAGTAATTCTGCAATAATTAAAGGTGTTAAAACAGGATTACCACCACCCTGTGGGATAGCATTTCTTATAACACTAGAAACTGCAGCAGCAGTATCTATAGTTATACCTAACATAGCTGCATTTTTTTGAGCTTTAACATTATCTCCTGCTAATTTCCCCATAGAAGCAGCAAAACTAGAAGCTATTGCAAATGATTTTTCTATTCTTTGTGTTTCTAAAGCAATATCTTCGTCTGCTTTTGCTTTTTTTCTAGCAGTTTCTTCTTCATCAAATTTAATTCCAATAGCTTTTTTAGATTGTTCAAACCAAGTCATCAATCTTAATTGACTTTGAAAGTCACCCACTAGCATAGCCATTCTTTTATCAAATTGTACTTGTAAATCTGCTAATTCCCTTTCTTCTTCTGTACCTAAAAAGTAATCTAACTCATCTCTAGCCATTTGTCTAGCGTCCTCTATAAGTTGATTAAATGCTTTTTCACTATCTAGCATTTTTTGATTGTGTTTTTCTACTTCTTTTTCTACATCTTCATTATGTGTTTTTATTCTACCTTTTCTCCTAGAATTACTTTTATCTATTACTTTTAATTCATCTTCTTGAGCTTTTTTATTTAATGCTAATTTTTTTTCTATTTCTTGTTTTTCCCCCTCAAACATATGGTTAAAATGGTCTATTCCATTTTTTTCCATTATCATATCTGACTCTACATTTAATTGTAAAAGTTTATCTCTATATTTTTTTTCTTCGTCTAATAATGCTTTTAACTCTTTTGAGCTTCTTTGTTTTCTAAATTTTTTAGTAGTTCCAATTAGTTCTTCTAATTCATTTTTTTCTTTTTTAACTTCTTCTGCTCTAATTTTATGAGCATTTGCAATTTTTTGTGTAATACCCTCTACTGTTTGGTCTAAACCTAATGCAGTTTTCATTTCTTTGTTTAAATCTTCATAAGATTTTGCTTCTTCTTTTACTGCACTTGCTACTCCACCTGATGTTTTTGCTAATTCTTTATTTTCTCTATTTAATGAATTTATATTAACTAGCATTTCTGACCTTTGACCTGTAATTCTTTCATCAACTTCTGCTACTTTTGTTTTTGCTTGTATTACTCTTTCTTGTAAATCTATATTGTTTTCATCTGCTTTTAATTCGTTTTCTCTTGTTTTTAGAATTTTATTTGCCCTCCTTAATTCTTCTGTATGTTGCTCATCTAGTATCTTGCCTAATTTTTCATTAGCATTTTGTCTTTCTTCTAATGTCTTACTTTCATCATCTCTTATTTGCCTTTGTTCTTCTGCTCTTTTTTGAAATTGTAATTGTACTAATTGTTCCTCTGCTTCTAATAATCTAACTTCATTTCTTTGTCTTTGTAAACTAGCACTAGCACTATCACTTGCACCTGCTAAATTAAACATACCCATAGTTAAAGCGTCCACAACTTTTAAAGCTCCAACAAATACTTTTACTACAACATTTACTGCTTTTTGTATTAAATCAAAACCTCTAGCTACTAAATCTGTCATTATTTGGTTTCTTTTAAATGCTTCAAACACCATAGATAATAAACCTAATAATGCACCAAAACCTGCTGCTTTCCAAGCAATACCAATACCTTTAATACCTTTTGAGGCGTTTTTTGAGCTTTCACCTAAACCTTTCATAGCTTTAGATGTATTGCCTATTCCTGTTATTGCCTTTGCACTTTCAACTACTAGCTCTATTATCTTTTTTTCTTTAGCCATAATCTTTTAAATTGTTTTTTTATTTTATTTAAATCTTCTGTATATTCATCTATACCATAAATAAAGTCATACTCTTTATCTTCTATTTTTATATTAGTTACTATTTTTAAAATTGAACTTAAATAAAATCCATTTATATTTATTTCTTCTTTTAATTCCATTCTAACACATCATTGTTTTCAAATAATATTGTATCACCATTTTGATAAATAGCTAAGCTCTGATATAACTCTGTACCGTCTGAGCCTGGTAGCCTTTGTGCTATAAAATTAGCTTTAGCCACCCATTTAATAGTATAGTCGGCAGAACTTGATGTTACTGTTACTTTAAAATAACCTTTGTCTGTAAATTCTGTTAAATCTATTGTAGGCGTACTTGGAAAACCTGTACCCTCAGTTTTTCTAACAAAACTACCCCCTGCAGTACCGTCAAAGGCATATGCTAATTTTCTTTTTAATATTGTGTCATACTTACCATAAAAAGTTGCTCCTATATTACTAGCTCCTTTTACAATAGTTCCTATAATATCTATCTCTAAATGTGTCATACTATAAGGACTTAACTGTAAAACATTTGCTAAGTTTTGTGTTTTTAAATCTTCTGTTGTTGTTCCTACTGTAACACACTCTAATAAAACAGTTGAATATTGAGCAGTTACACTACCTTTTCTTATTTCTATTGAATTAGTTGTAGAGCCTATCATAGGTAACATTACAGGAAGATTAGCACTTATGCCCTGTATTAATCCTGTAACATCACTTACACCACCATTTACAACATCTGTATTTAAATTATGATAACAAGTACCAACACCTGTACTATCATTAGTAACCATAAAAGTCCAATCATCATTTATATCTTCACAACATTCATTAGTAATAGTAACCTCTGTAGTACCGTCTGCAGGGTTTACAAAAGTTATAGTACCGTCTGCATTAAAACTACCAGGCACTCCTGAACAATCATAATTTAATTTAGTTATAGCTTTTAATAAAGTAACTTTAGTAGATTTATTTCCACCTACTAAATATTGGTCTATTTTCAAAACTCTCCATAATGTATTTTTTATATATACAGGATTTTTAAAAGCATTAGCCTCAAATTCTACAATATCAGTAGGTGTTAGATTTAGATAACATTCCATTATCCTAGCTTCCTTATTGTATATTTCATTAAAGTATTGTGACCAATAATCATAGTAATACCCTTTCTCAGTTACATTAGTTCCAAAAGGATTATGACACCACCAGGGAACAGTAAATCTAGGACTTACCCAATCCCATAAAAGAGCTTTTGTAGTAGCAGTTATTCCTGTATTTAGGTTATCTAAATTGTATTGTGAACAGATTGGAAATTTATTACCTGTTGAGGCATGTGTTGTGCTACTATACCCTAGTATATGAAAACTATAAGCACCACTATTTGCTTCAGGTACAGGATTACCATTAGGTAAAGATAAATCTATAGGGTTTCCACTATAATAAAATAATCTAGGTTTACCGTCTGTAATACCCTCTCTTTCTATAGGCTCAAGTTCATTTACTTTATACATTTGACCTACACAAGCATTAACGCTACTATCACCACCCCAACTATAGTAACTATCTTGAGTTGGAATACCCTGTGCAATAAAAGGAACAAAAATACTAAAGTTGTTAGCCTCACCACTACTAAAGTCACCACCGTATTCTGTTTTAGCACCATAAACTTGTTCAAAGTTTCCTGTGTATTGTTCGTTTAAATGGTCTGTACCCTCTAAGTCAGTAAAGACAAATTTTTCTTTTTGTAGCTCATTTGTTGATTTTACTACTTGCTCTTTAGATAGGTCTAATTTGTCTGTCCAGTATTGTGTGGTACCACTACTTATATAATCCTGATAAGGCTCTATAATAAGGTTATTAGCGTTGTCAGGGTCATTTAAAACCACTAGATTAAATCTATTTACTAAATCTTTTACAAAATCTGATTGGTTAATATCAGGCATATTTTCGGCCATTACCACCTGCATACCATAGCTACCATTAGTATAACCTGATAATCCATTATTAATACTTCTTATAGTTCCACTATTTACTGTTATACTTGCATAGTCGCTAGAGTCTGTAGGTATTTCAGTTGCTCCAAAAAATTGAAATCTTAATCTCAAATTTACTGCACCACCCTCTGCTAAATCATTTAAAGAAAATTGACCATTAAAATCTGTAGTTAAACCTGAGCCTCCTATTAAAAAAGTATTTTCTAAACATATTTCCCAGTTTTCATCAGGGTCACCAAATGGAATATTCTGTTTTTCTAAATATACTTTTATAAAAGTTATATCTGCAAAATCAGTATCACTTGCATTATAATACTGTGCAGGAAAAGTTATGTTAAATTCTGCTTCTACTCCAAAGTTATTTCCATAACCCTCAGGCAAACCTATTTCATTAGCCAAAGCAGTATAAGGCATAAAAATAGTATTCATATCTACTGTGTTTCCTAATACTGTTTGGGTGTTATCATCAAATAAATTGAAAGCGTCAAAATTAGGGTCTGACTCATTTGTAAAACCTAACTCTCTTATACTTTGATTTGTCCAGTTGTCCTCATCAGGTGATACATTTTGAGTTACTGCACCTGACATAGCAACTTGAAAGCCAAAGCCATTAAAAAAGGTTTTAGTTTTGTGTTGGTCATTTGCTAAAGTCATAAATAATTGACTAAAATAACCTGTGTCAGTTAAAGCTCCACTTTGTGCAATACCCATAAATGTACTTGTAATCGTGTATCCTGCTTTCTCTGCAATTATTCTCATTAACCTTTGTATCTTTAAAGCAGGTTTTAAATTAGTAGCTCTAACCATTCCTAATTCATTTTGTGCTTCTATAGTTCCTGCACCACTACCATAAGGATTACTAAACATACCCATTGTATAAGGTCTTTTAGTTAAAGCATAATCTATAACTGGATAGATAACATCTTTACTACTACTAGCACTTGTAACAGGGTCAGTACCTATTGTAGCTATTCCTGTACCCTCTGTCCAACTATTAACAACATTAGCAGAAGTTAAATAGTGGTCTAATTGTTCATCACTTGTTATAACACCATTATTATCATTTTCAAATGCTTGTCTTAATTTTTTGTCTTTTATGTCTGTAAAGAAATTAGCACTATTACCAAACACTACTATTTCATATTGTCTAGCATTTAAGTATATAGCTTTTAACTGTATAAAACCCTGCATTTGTTCTATAGTATCTACAAATACAGTAGCATTAAATTTGGTGTCTGTATCAAATATTAAAGCGTCTAAATTAACATTAAACCAATTCTGAAAAAACTCATTGTTTCTATCACTAAAGGGTACTTTAATAGTTTGACTAAAACTACCTTTTCTTTGTGTCGGCTCTTTTATATCTAACCAATTATCT